ATTATTCTAGCTTCCCTCTTCGACCAAAGCCTGACCAGAAAATCCACTGCCTTGTAGCCAAGGATATTGACACAGGTGAGTTGTATAAGTTTTATGGAGACAATCTTCGAGAGGTTCCAAACTTCTTCAGTAAAGTGACGGAGGTAATTGGACATAACATTATCTCTTATGACTTGCTTGTGTTGGAAGTGTTTTACGGATTGAAGTTTGAGCCAGACTCCATCAACGGGCGTAAGGTAAAGATTACCGACACATTGGTTTGGAGCCGACTGCTGAACCCAGATCGTCTGAGAGGACACTCCCTTGATGAGTGGGGTAAGACTCTAAACTTCTACAAAGGGACTTTTGGCAAAGCTGGCCCCTCTGTGTGGGAGCAGTTCTCCGAAGAGATGCTTGACTATTGTGTTCAAGACGTAGAGCTGTCTGAGAAAGTTTACAAGGCTATTCTACAAGAGGCAGCTAGTTGGGATTGGCAGGATGCGTATGAGACTGAGGCTTATACGGCGTACATTACAGAACGCCAGAGCCACTTCGGGTTTCACTTCAACAAGGAGTTGGCAGAACAGAATCTTGTTTTTCTAAACAAGGAGCTGGAACGTATTGAGAAAGAGGTTGAGCCACTTCTTCCAAAGAAACCGATGAGCAAGACGAACGCCAAGAAGTTTGTGCCACCTAAGATTCAGTTCAAGAAAGATGGTAATGTTTCTGCTAATCTGGAGAAGTTTGTTGAGAAACATGGGGGTGTCTTTACGGACAAACGAACGGTTGAGATGTTCGGCAAGACTTTCAAACTACCATTACCAACAGAACCGCTTGTAGACAAAGAGCCTATGCTTCTAGCAAACCAAGCCGATATTAAGGAGTGGCTTGTATCTCTAGGGTGGGAGCCTACTGTGTGGGCAGAGAAGGACTTAACTATTGATGAAAAGAAACAGAAAGTGAGTAGAGATAAATTCATGCAACGAGTTGAGCGTTACGTTGATGAAACTATATCTAGTAACTTCAAGAAGTTTCGTTGTGAGAAGCTACGTTGCAAACCGGCTCAAATGTATATGAAGCTGGTCAACCACGATATGACAAAACCTTTGAAGGTTCTCACTTCACCGAAATATGTAATCAACCAAGACAAAGAACTCTGCCCTTCTTTGATCGCACTTGGTTCTAAGGTTTCATTCGTTGAGGAGGTTGTTAAGTGGCTGACATATCGGCACAGACGGAACAGTATTCTAGGGGGTTCTGGCAAAGGGTTTTTGACAGAGATTCAAGAGAATGGACGTATCAGAACACCGGCTATCTCTTGCGGAGCTGCGACATCGAGGTACAAACATGCCGTAGTGTGTAATATCCCTAGGGTTACGTCTATGTTTGGTAAAGAGATTCGTTCGCTTTTCGGATGTTCCGAAGGCCGCTACCAGCTTGGATACGACTTCTCAGGTCTGGAGGCTCGTGTCGAAGGGCACTACACAAAGCAGTTCGATGGTGGTGACGAGTATGCCAAGATGCTTATTGCCGAGAAGCCGAACGATGTTCACACAGTCATGGCAAAACTCAACCAGATTACACGAGATGAGCAGAAAAGTCTCAAGTACGGACTTACGTACGGCGCACAGGTGAACAAGGTTTCAAAGATGTTTGGTTGGCCTATGAACAGAGCGCAACAGGTGTACGATTCTTTCTGGGAGAACGCATCTCCTTTGAAAGATTTGAAAGATCGTGTTACCCGATACTGGAAGACTGTTGGCAAGAACAAGTTTATCCGTGGTATTGACGGACGAAAGTTGTGGATTCGGTCAGAACATAGCATCTTGAACATGCTGTTCCAGAGCACAGGCGTTATTTGCGCTAAGAAAGCCAATGAGATTCATTGGAAATCCCTGCAACAAGAAGGATTGTTGTTCGATCCTTTTTGGGATAGTAGTTTTGAAGGCAAGGCTTTTATTCAGATTCATTACCATAAATAGTTGTGGCTTCATACGGTAACGTATGTCGAATAACTCCTTTAATTGCTGGAAGGCTAAAGGCTATTTGCCCATGCTAATCAGCAGCCAAGCCCTATAGGGAAGGTTCAGAGATCAGTCTTTATGACGTAGGCAACAAGTGTTGTCGAAACGGGGAGCATCCTTCTGGGATGGTGATATGATCCGATCTTGCGGGAAACCGTAAGCTGCAAGTGGTGTTGCGGGACAGGAATAACGAACCTGTTTGAACTTTGGACGAAGCGCAGTGGGAAGTGTGCGAAAGCCTTGTCGATGTTAAGACATTTGAAACTGAAGATGAGCGTATAGCGTTTGTTAATATGCTTGACAAACCTATCGGGGACAATACAATGTTTGAAGGCAAGCCTGCAATCTTCTACAGTCGTGTAGGAGAGCTTGCTAAACAAGCAGCAAAACAGGCTAGTGAATACTACAAGCTACGTGTTAGCTTAGACGCTGATTACATTATCGGGAAAGATTGGGCTGAGTGCCACTGAGGAGTTTTTATATGAAAGCAATAGAGTTTGAACACGAGGGTAAACGGTTCGTAGTAACAGACCAAGGTAAGTTCTACTATTACAACAAAGTAACAGGATTGCTCACCGAGGGAAATAAGTGCGACAATGGAGCTGGGTATCTGAGCGTAGGCATGTGCGGACGAAGGAAGTATATACACAGGCTAGTTGCGGAGTATTTCTGCGACAAGCCTTCTCAGGATTGCACACAAGTAAATCACCGAGACGGTGACAAGTCTAATAATACGGCTGAAAACCTTGAGTGGATCACCCCAAGCGAGAACATTAGACATGCACATGAAAACGGCTTCATGTCCAACAGGACGAAAGTTGGCTCAACCACATTCAGATCAGATGAAGATGTCGAGAAGATGTACCGTGACTATAAATCAGGCAAGGGCGTAGCTGAAGTCGGCAGACTGCACGGATTCAGTCGCACCACTGTATCGTCTATCGTAAACAAACGATCAAGACGAAGTGTTACAGACCGTGTTGATAAAGAGTTTGAATAACACTTGACGCCTGCACCCCTGACAACTAAACTGTACCTAAAACATGGGAGGTATTCACATGGCAAACTTTAAACAAGTTAACAAAGCTGTATCTAAACAGTTTCCAGAGTTGGATGTAGAGGTTGTCAGGGGTGATGGATACATCTATTTTGCGGGTAAAGATGGGTACAACAAGCTAGACTGTATTTATACACACCCAACAGTGACCACAACAGAAGATGTTATAAGACTATGTGTAGAGGAGGTGAAGAGTGTTTACAGTTGAAAGGCTAACCAAAGCCCAATGTGAACCGTTTATTCTTGAGAAACATTACGCAAGACGTAAGTGCATCTTTTGGGCAGGTTTCGGCCTTATCGACAAAGAAGGCTTCATTCAAGGTGTGGCTGTATTTGGACAGCCGTCCCCACCGATCCAAAAACATGCTTTCATGGATCGTGATTTCAGACTCTACGAGTTGTCCAGAGTTGTAGTCCAAACTTCTGAGAAGAATGCAGCATCATTCTTGGTAGGAAATGCTTTGAAACAGTTAGAGCCAAAACCGTGTGCTGTTGTTAGCTATGCCGATACGGAGATGGGGCACTGTGGTATAATCTACCAAGCTACAAATTGGTTATACACTGGTGCTACTAAATCACACGACAAAGCCTATCTAGTTGATGGTGAGCGGTTGCATCCAACAACCATCCGAGATAGGTACGGCGTAACAAGTCCAGTTAAATGGGCCAAAGAGAATGGTATTGAGATGGTGCCACCTAAAGAGAAGCACAGGTACTTTTATCTGGTTGGGAGCAAGTATGCTAAAAAATCTATGTTGGAGAAACTGAATTATCCTGTGCTGGAGTCCTATCCTAAGTTAGATAAGACTATGTATGACGATGGTGAATCACTAGATATTAAATTTAACCCTTGACACAACCCTCCCGACAGACTATTATGCACGTCCTGTCTAGCACAAACCTAGACAAACATTCCGCATAAAACTCTGTCGGAAACAACTTGGAGGAAACACATTGACAGCACATATTAGCAAAGTGTATGATCTGTTTGTAGCTAGTCCAGACAATCCAACCCCATGTTGGCTACGGACATTCACATCAGAAGATGATGTAGCAAACTTCGTAGCGAACTATCTGAGTAAGGATAAACGTGAAGGGTATGAGATCGAAGTGAAAACAATGTGGCGTAAATATTATGAAACAGTTTGAAAAACACCCTTGACACACAAATCCAGATAGATTAAATTATACAAACATTCACAGAGGAGTAAGTATATGCTGAAGCCATCTAAACTAGAGCTAAGGTTATGGGCAGAATGTTATGTAGGAGACTTATATGATGACCCTCACCAAGCTTTTGCTGATCTTCTTGGAGTGCCTAGACCTGTAGCAAAAGTACGATGTTATGAGATTATATACCAATCGAAGTTTCTACAAGATTTTAAAGCGAATAACTAATACAGGAGACCATCAATGAAAAACATGACTGAATTTACCGAAGCACAACTTGAAGTGATGTCCAAAGAGAAATCTCCACGAGGACGTAAGGCACGACTTGAGCTGGAACGCCGCAAGAAAATGTTTAATGGCGAGAAGGTTCCGTCAGAAAAGACTCAGAAAGCTCTTGACGAAATCCGTGAGACGGTATATGAGCTGATCAAAGATACAGAAGAAAAGCCTAAACCAAAACGTACACGCCGTAAACCTACGACTAAGAAGTCTGAGGAGGATTAATTATGGATATTGATTACACAGATGTCTCAACATGGTCTGACGAGATGATTGTAGCTGCAATTTGTGCTTTAATGGATTCCAGCATACAGGAGCAATTAACTGCACTTAATGTAAACGTAAACAAAGCTGTTGAGGAGGAATGATTATGCAATTACTCGGAGTATTTGGTATGATTATCCTGTTCCTACTAATCGGCCCACTAATTGTCTGGGGATTCTGGGACAATACAATGACCGCAATCTTTGGTGTACGTGACATTACATTCTGGGAAGCTGTGATGCTAGTATTGATGTCTGGTGTGTTGTTCAAGTCAAACATTACAACAAGCAATTCTAAGTAAGACTGTTTTGGAGGAAACAATATGAGCAAATATGCAAAAGAACTACCACAAGATCCTGAATCACGTAAAGCTATCCTGAATGAAGTGGACAAGATTGTTGATGCACTTCTTGAGATCAACTCTCTGAACGATGTCATCAAGGACGCTAAGAGTTATGTTCAGGACAAGTATGAAGTGGATGGTGGTTATATCAAAGGTCTAGCTGACATTAAGTATGATCTGGAATATAACGAGCAGAAGAAAGCTGGCAAGATTCGTGAGCAAAGCGAGATGCTTGAGATTGTGGAAGAATTCTCGAAATAGTATTTGACACAACATTCTGAAAGACTTATAGTACAAACATGTGGTGACATTGATAGATAAGAGTTGTTGCCACATTTAAATTGAAATTGTTAGGAGGAAATACCTAGATGACCATCAAACACAAGAAAGACACCAAATTTGAATTCGTATACTTCATTGATGCGATTGCTTACTACGCTTCTGTCCAAGAAGCCCGTAAGAAATTTAAATCTGATGAGAAAGAGTATGCAATGACTCTATTCATCACACCGGAGGATGCTAAGGAGGCTAGACTTCCTATTGCAAAAGGCGGCCTGTTCATCAATAAAAAGTTTAATACTGTGGATGTAGATCGTAAAGAAGATGATGAGCTGAAGTATGACTCTGAGAAGTATCCGGGCACGGAAGGTCTGGTGGGTATTCAGCTCACAGCACCAGAGCTGACTAAACAGGGTAAGAAGCGCAAGCTGACTATTATTGACAAAGACGGTAACCCATTTGAAGACCTGATTGGTAATGGTAGCAAGGTGACAGTGAAGTGTTGGGGCTGGCGTAAATCAGCAGAGGATAAGCTGAATATCACGCTAGAACTTGTTCAGGTGAAAGAGCTTGTTCCATACGAAGGTGCTACAAATGGTGCTGTAGAGGATGAAATCTTAGGGGTGTCTTATCAGATTCCTCAAGCCAAAGAGTCTAAGAAATCTGATGATGGGATGGACTTCGATGATTCAGACGTACCATTCGATGTAGAAGACGATTCAGACAGTGATCTCTACTGACAACTAATTAGGATTTAAACATAACCACGTTTGGAGAAGTCTGGACGTGGTTTTCTTTTATAGGAGGTGCGAGTGAAGCCACCAGCTAAATTCAAATATGCAATTATTGACCTAGACATCCCTGTATTCAGAGCAGCAGCTATTGGCAACAAGACACACTACCGTATCCTAGACAGTTCAGGACAAGTTGTAGCAGACAAACCTACGCAGAAGGAATGCCGTAACTACATGGAAGAAATGGAGATGTTCATGGGGATAGATACATCCGAATGGGCACTTGATCCTTACGAAGAAGTGCAAGATGTCTCTGTCTGCTATATGGTGTTGGATAATCTGATCAAAGGATTTATCAAAAGTTGCAATGCTGAACAAGGTGTTTTCTCTATTGGAGGGCAAGGTAACTTCCGAGACGATATTGCCTCCGTCAGGACGTACAAGGGTAATCGCACACAAGAGAAACCTTTACACTTTGCTGCTGTAAAAGATTATGCTATCAAGAAATACGAGCCACGTATCGTACATGGGAAAGAGTCGGACGATCAGATTAGCGAATGGTTGTATAAAGACTATCTTGCTTGCAAGGACGGCCCTAGCAATGGCAGACGTATCATGTGTTCTCTTGAGAAAGACTGTCTAACAACTCCCGGATGGCATTATATCGAGAAAGAGGATAGGATTCACTGGCAGAGTGAGTTCGAGGCAAACAAATGGGTGCTTACACAGTCGCTTATAGGAGACCCCTGTGACGGGTATCTAGGATGCAAAGGAGTTGGCCCCAAGCGTGTAGAGAAGCTGTTTGAGGGCGTTGCAGATACACCATCTCTTGTGAAGATTGCTGCTAATACATTCAAGGAGGTGTATGGGGATGAGCACGAATACATTGATAAAAATGATGTCGTGACAAAAGCTTCTTACAAAGACTTGTTTGTTGAGAACCTTTCGCTTGCACTTATGCTACGAACAGGCGATCAAGAAGCCGACTTACAATCTTTATTGAAATATCTGGAGGAACATGATAATGATTAACCCATACCTAATCCCAACAATCCTAACCACACAAGCTATGTCACAAATGATTGTGGCTGGATATCTGACACGAATTTCTATCTACGCTGTTTGGGGCAAATAATGACAGAGCCTTGGAAAGAGTTTCCTCATATATGGAAGACGAAGGCATCTTTTCTAGCATGGATTCGCGGAGGGATTCGCAGAGCCTGTTGGAACAGAAGCCCTATCAAACATGAAGTGATCAAGAAGAACCGTAAACGTGTTCTTAACACAAAGACTGGTAACATGGTTTGGGGAGGAGAGTGTTATCTCTGTGGTCAAGATTTCTTGCAGAAGGATTTGCAAGTAGACCACCTTAGAGGAGAGAACAAACTGACAGAGATTTCAGACATACAATCCTTTGTAGAAGCTATGACATGTTTGAGCGCAGACGACTTAGCTCTTGTATGTAAGTCGTGCCACACAACTAAGAGTTATGCGGAAAAACAAGGTATCACCTTTGACCAAGGTGCGATCGAGAGGCGTGTAATAGAATTGATGAAGATGCCTGTACAAGATCAGAAGAAAGTGCTTGACGAACATGGTCTGAGCAGTGATAATACAAAGACTCGAAGAGAGAGTTTCAGACAGATTGTTGAGGAGGGAAAGCTATGAATTTAAGTGAGTTATATACATTCAGGAAATGTTTACTACAGGTCGGGCTAGATCCTCTCGATGACCCTCTGGTAAATATGGTAGAAGCTATTATTGCAGACAACGAAACCTTGCCTGATTTTGAAGAAGTCATAGAGAAGATTTCTACAGGTAAGATGGCATCTGTGTTCAGTTGAGGAGGAAAGATATGAAGTGGAATGATTTGACACGAGAACAGCAAGAGTTTCTGCTAGAATTGGATCGGGAATATCCAATGCCAGATGGTGCTACACATTTTGATATAGAAGATAATTTTTCCACGAGTTGGATGAAATTGGACGAAGAAGATGGCGTCTATCTTACGGCTACGGAGGGAGATAGATACTGTGCCGTTGATGCTATAGAAGCCTTGATGAATTTTATACCAATCCCAGACAAACCTTGGTACGATCCTAAGGATATATCATTCAAACAGGAAGAACCTATGCAAGAATCGAACATTGGAAAATGGTTTCGTGTGGACTATCTGCTCGATGAATTTCATGGATGTATTGGTGAATGTATTGACGAAGATGAGTCAGAAGTGTATCTGGCAATCCCGCGAGAAGGAAGTCATTGGTTCAAACTGGAGTGTGTGCGGGAGGAAGCTAATAAGGTAGAACCTACTCCAGAATATGCTTTAGACACCCAAATCGGAGGTAATCACTATAAAGAGTGCGGAATTCAACCTATTGAATACATCCAAGCAAACAACTTAGACTATTTTCAAGGAAATGTAGTTAAATATGCAACACGTCATAAAGACAAGAATGGTTCGCAGGATATTCGTAAAGCAATCCACTACCTTGAGTTAATCCTTGAGATGCAATATAAGGAGAAAGTATGAAGCACAATGATACTATCGTAAATAAGGTTAAAGACTTATCCAGTCTAGGATACTCATCACGAGAAATTGCCAAGATTGTATTTGGTCGCAAGTCTTGTAAAAGTACCGTAAATGATATTCTTGCTCGTGTGAGCGAGGATGTTTCGGAGGAACAAGATGGACCAAAGATTCTGTTCTTAGATACAGAAACTGCTCCAGTTCGAGCATTTGTCTGGCGACTGTTCAAAGAGAACGTCGGACTGAATCAAATCCAGACAGATTGGTTCCTGTTATCATTCTGTGCTAAATGGTTAGGTCAAGACGATGTAATCTACCAAGACCTGCGAGGATACGTCAAAGAGGAGGATGACAGCCTTTTACTAGATACCTTGTGGGAACTACTAGATGATTGCGATATTGTCGTAGGGCACAATATGAAAGGCTTTGATGTGAAGAAGATCAATGCACGATTCCTTTCAATGGGGTATGATTGTCCGAGTCCATATAAGATTGTAGATACACTAGAGATTGCTAAGAAACAGTTTGGCTTTACATCTAATAAACTGGCATTCTTGACAGACAAACTGTGCATGAAATACAAGAAGAGTGAACATGGTAAGTTTCATGGCTTCCATCTCTGGGATGAATGTCTCAAGGATAATCCTGATGCTTGGCGGGAGCTTGAGGAGTACAATAAATTAGACGTATTGAGTCTTGAAGAACTCTATCTGAAATTACGTAGTTGGGACAGCAAACATCCGAATGTAGGACTCTACTACAACGATGACAAAATGCGTTGCAATACATGTGGATCGGATGCTATGATTAAACAATATGGCAAGTATGCTTATACGAACCTGTCTAAGTTTGAGACATATCGTTGCGATAACTGTGGTAGTCATAAACGTATGCGGAAAAATGTTCGGACAAAAGAGCAGATGAGAAATACGTTAATGAATGTATAATTTCATTATATAGTGTATTGTGAAAGTTTAATTTCATTAGGAGGAATACTAGATTGAAAATCAATGTAAAACTATTATCCCCAGAAGCTATGTTACCAACTTACGGTTCAGATGGTGCAGCCGGAGCAGATCTGTATGCAGATACTTCCATAAAAGATAACCTGCCAATCATTATCGCACCACAAGATACTGTAATGATTCGGACAGGTGTTGCTATGACTATTCCGGCAGGATATTATGGACATATCTGTGATCGTAGTGGTTTGGCTAAGAATTTCAAGCTAACTGTGTTGGGAGGAATTATCGACGATGATTATCGTGGAGAGGTTTGTGTTCTATTATGTAACACAGGTACTCGTCCACAGGTAATTAAACATCACGAACGTATCGCCCAGATTGTCTTTAAGAAATATGAACGTGTAGAGTTTGATCTGGTAGATAGTTTGGACGAGACTGTTCGTGGCGAAGGTGGGTTTGGATCTACTGGTAAGTAATTGTGTGTTGATATATCTGGGCAGATTGTTTATTATAGAAGATTCGTTCTAAACAGTCTGCTTGGATTTTATGGAGGGAAGTATTTAATGAGCGGTCAGAATCGTATGCGTCAGCAAGATCGTAAGAGTCGTAAACAACGCCGACAGGATATTGGAGCACAACTTTTGACAGAAGATCGTAAGAAACAGTTTGAGAATGATTGGAACCTAGACTGGTTTAAGCCACTTGGTTTGCAGAATGATTGCGTGGACTCGTTTAACAAGAATGTGTTTAGTGTAGTGGATGCTCCAAGTGGTTGCGGTAAGAGTACAACCGCATTATGGTGGGCACTAACACAAATGAAGACACATAATTACCAGCAATTGGTATTCATTAAGACACCCACAGAAGTTGGGGATGATCAGATAGGGTATCTTAGTGGATCTGAATCAGACAAACTTTCTGCACACATGGATACGACTAAGAGAATTTTCCATGAACTCATGTCTAAGAACAAACTGGAAAATGATATGTCAAAGGATCGAATCCGACTAACTGTGCCTAATTTTCTGTTGGGAATTACGTTCGACAATGCGATTGTTGTGGTTGACGAATGTCAAACGATGAGTCCTAACACAATCAAGTTGTTGACTGAACGGTGTGGTCAAAATACTAAGTATATCTTGCTAGGTGATTCAGGACAACGGTACTCTGTTAAGAAACGTCAAGATGGTTTTGCTGACTTTATTGAGCGCACTACTATGACACACCAAGGTGCTCGTTGGTCTAAATTTGAGCCTTTCGTTGGATATGTTAAAATGACTCGTGACGACAACCAACGTAGTGACGGTAGTGCATTTATTAACAAACTTTATGAGGAGTAGCGCATTTGTTTAAAGAGAAGAATCCTTTACAGGTAGGCGAGATCAAAGGAAAACTAACTTACTTAGGTAACATCAGAAAAGTTGAGGGTAAGAAAGTAGCTGATTTCTTATGTTCTTGTGGAGCCACTTGCACTAAGAATTACAATTATGTAAAGACTGGTCAAACTTCATCTTGTGGTGGCTGTCCAAAAAAGTCTAAGAATAAAAAAGACATAACAGGAATTAAGAAGAATAAATTGACAGCACTTAGTTGCACTGGAGAGAAGTCTAGTAATGGTGATTATTTGTGGCTATTCCAATGCGAATGTGGTAACACAACTACCACAACAATAGGCAGGTTCAATTACGGTAAGACATCTTCTTGTGGATGCGCTGCTAAAGAATCTCAAAGAAACCGAGATGATTTCCATGGAATGAGAAACACGCCTGAATATTGCTCTTGGCGTAAGATGAAAGAGCGGTGCTGTGACCCAAATAACAAAGACTATAAAGATTATGGAGACAGGGGAATTACGGTCTGCGATACTTGGGTGAACGACTTCAAGCAATTCTATGCCGACATGGGGCCGAAGCCAGAGATTGAAGGTGAGTTTATAACGCTAGATCGTATTGATAACTCCAAAGGGTACAGTAAAGACAACTGTAGATGGGCAACCCAAAAGGAACAATCGCGTAATAATTACGGACTGAGAACCAACAACAAAAGTGGCGTTAAAGGTGTTCACAAAGACACCACAAAGTCTAAATACACTGATTACTGGTGTGCCCATTGGAACAGCGTAAATAGCAAGGTGTGTAAAAAGGCATTCTCGGTAAAAACCTACGGAGAAGAACTGGCATTCTTTCTGGCTTGCGAATACCGACAACATCAGATAGACTTGCTTAACCTGCAAGGCGCTGGTTACTCTGAACAGCATACAACAAACGAATTTTGTCGGTAAAAGGAGAACAAATTTGATTAACGAGATTATTAAACGAGATGGCTCCGTAGCACAATTTGACGTAGACAATCTAAACAAATGGGCTAACTGGGCCAGTGAGGAATGTGGTGTAGATTGGTCTTCTGTAGTGTTTGATGCTGTACGTGGTCTAACCGAACGCTGTAGTACAGTTGATCTGCACAACGCGCTCATCAATGCTTGTCTGGCTAAACGCACCGAAGGTCATACTAAGATGGCTGCTCGCCTCTTGGTTGGGCAGCTTTACAAAGAGGCATATGGTTCATTCTCTATCCCATCCCTCAAAGACTTCTATGAAGAAGCTGTTGAGAACGGTTGGTGGGTTGATATGGGTTACACTGACTACGAGCTAGAAGAACTAGACAGTGTTATTGACCATACGAAAGACTTCACTTATACATATGCTACACTGAAGCAGATGTATGACAAGTATCTGATTAACTTCTCACAAGGCATTGTAGAGACTCCTCAGATGCTTTTTATGGGGATTGCTATGAACCAGATGCGTAATGAGAATAGTCGTCTGGAAGCTGTTATTAGTGCTTACAACGCTCTTAGCGGGCTTAAGTTAAATTTACCTACCCCATGCTTAAATGGCAGTCGTACCCAACTAGAGTCATCCCCCTCTTGTGCTGTAATGAGTGGTGGTGATACTGTTGATAGCATTCAGGCTGCAATTGATATTGCTTACAAGCTGACAGCACAACGATCTGGTATCGGCATTGAACTAACAACACGGGCACCAAAAGATCCAGTTAAGGGTGGTATGGTGACACATGCTGGCAAGCACAACTACTACAAACATATTGCTAGTGCTGTAGCAGCTAACTCTCAGGTAACGAGGGGAGGTAGCGCGACAGTAACCTACACAGTGCTTGATCCTGAAGTGGATGCACTACTGACGATGAAGCAGCAACGTACACCAGAGAACTACCGGATTGATACGCTTGACTACTCAATTGCTGTTAATACGTTGTTCCTGAAGAAAGCGGCTAAGAAAGAACAATGGATGTGCGTCAGTCCATACTATGCACCCAAACTTTGGGAGCTATTCTATGATGCAAACGAAGAAGCATTTGAGCAAGAATACGAACGTGTACTGGCCTCTGACGTTAAGAAACGTCTAGTTAATGCTCGTGATATTCTCAAACAGCTTGTTGAAGCTCGCAGGGACACTGGACGGAATTACATTACTTTCATTGATAATGTGAACAAGCACACACCGTTTAAGGAACCGATTCGACTCTCAAATCTTTGCCAAGAGGTATTACTCCCAACTAAACCATTCTCAAGCCCACGAGAACTTTACAAAGAGGATTCAGACGGGACAATCGCCCTATGTTTCTTGGGCAGTATTGTTGTAGATGATTACACTGATGAGGAATATGAAGAACTGGCATACACTCTATGTAAGCTCGTTGATAACACTATTGACGACACTGTATACCCTTACGAGAGTATGGAGAAGTCTGCCAAGTCCTATCGTTCAATTGGTATTGGTATGACTAACGTGGCTCACTGGATGGCTAAGAATGGTTACAAGTATGATACTAAAGAAGGACGTAATGCACTTCACCGTCTAGCCGAACGTCATTCATACTTCCTGCACAAAGCTTCTGTGCGGTTGGCTAGGGAGAAAGGACATTGTGAGTGGATGGATAAGACTAAGTACCAAGAGGGTTGGTTGCCTGTTGATTCCTATAACAAGGAAGTTGACAAGTATCATTCGCAAGCAAGTGTGTATGACTGGGAATCCTTGCGAGAAGATGTGGCTAAATATGGCGTCCGGTTTGCTGTCCTTGAGAGCTTCATGCCTGTAGAATCTTCGTCACTTGTAACAGGTAGTACAAATGGCGTGTATCCAGTGCGTGATCTGGAGATTTACAAGAACTCACGCAAGGGTAGTGTCTACTTCCGGGCTCCTGAGATGGACAAGCTAAACTATCAACTCGCTTGGGACATTGATATGGAAGATATGGTGAAGGTGTACGCTATCATTCAGAAGTGGGCGGGTCAGGGCATTAGTGCAGACTTCTACCACGACTACAATAAAGGGGCGGTATCGGATGCGGCGATGATGAAGGCTATCTTCCTCGCAGCTAAACTCGGAATGAAGACTTGGTACTATCACAACTACCGAATGTTAGATAAGACTTCTGACAAAGTGACTGAAGTTGAAGAAACTGCTTGCGAAAGCTGTAGCCTTTAATGTAGAATAGGGGAGTCTTAACCGGTTCCCTCTTTATTTAGGAGGATTGATGAGTAAGAATCTTTTTAATGTAGGTAACAACAATAATATCTCTGGTCGTTACCCGCTGTTTTTGGGTAATGATCTTGGATTCGCTGATACGGTGAATGTGACGTATCCAGAGATCGAAGAAATGTACCTTACACAACGAGCACAATACTGGACAGAAACTGAAGTAACATTGTCTCAAGACCGCCTTGATTTAGCTGAAGCTCCTACATCTGAGAAGGATGTCATGGTGTTGAATCTATTGGCACAGTGGTTACTGGATAGTACAGCCTCACGAGGTATCATGGAGACATTCAGTCCGTTCATCTCTAACACAGAACTTGATGAGTGGTTGTCAACACAGGCTTGGTTTGAGCGTATTCACTATCGGACGTATGGGCATATTGCCCGTAACTGTTTCGTTGATTCTAACGCTGTTCTGGAGCGAGGTAAGCGTGATATTCAAGTACAGTATCGGACAGGCATTATTGGCAAAGTATTTAACGAAACATACCAAATGGGTCTGAAATACTCTGCTGGAGAAGTACAGGATCTTGGCGAAGTGCGTAAGCAACTTCTGAAGAATATGGCTGTATTGTACGGACTTGAAGCAATCTCTTTCATGGCTTCATTCGCCTGCACATTTGCCCTTGCTGAAACAGGACGTTATCAAGGTATTGGTAAGCTTGTTAGCTTGATCTGTGCTGACGAGGTGGTTCATGCAGAAGGTGATCGCAAGGTCTTTGATGCAATGTTTAACAAGGAAGGTTACAAGGTTGAATATGAACAGATCAAAGACGAACTGCAAGCCATCTTTGATACGATTGTTAACCAAGAATTGAAGTGGGCTGAGTATGTGTTCTCAGAAGGACGTAAGGTGTTGGGCCTGAACGAAGCACTCTTGCAAGAATATGTGTATTACATTGCCAAACCTGTCTTTGATTATATGGGTCTGGAATGGTACTATCCTGTTGTGACCAATAACCCACTACCATTCATGGACAAATACGTTGATCGTAACCTTGTCCAAGGTGCTAACCAAGAAATCCAGAATATCAGCTACCTGATTGGTAATGTTGATAGTGATGGTGTTGATGACGAATTTGACTTTTAAGGAGACCATATGTCCACATACATGATCTTCGGCAAACCCTCTTGCCCCTACTGTGACCGAGCCAAACAGCTCTTGTCCAAATACAACATCGAATACACTTATATCGATCTATCTCTGGACGAAGATCGGCTCAAACAATTCAAGGAACAGGGATTCCGAACAGTACCTATCATCTACATTGATGACAAATACATAGGCGGCTTCAATGAGTTGCAGGATCACTTGATGGAAATTCTTGTCTAAACGTCTAGCCCGTATGTCCCCCGTGATGTACGGGCTTTATTTTGTCTGAAATAAATGTTGACGAGACTGTTATGATCAACTACACTTTGTCTAAATCAATCGGGAGGAACAACTATGAAGCTATATGAAGCTGAACGTCTTGTCAAAAACTGGAAAGAAGCAAAAGACCGAGTGACTCTGGTAGGCAATCTCAAGCACAGTTGTGGTGATGTGTTTATTGCTAACAACGGCACATCTCGGTTGGTGTTGACCAAAATGGAGCTGGAGATGATCTGTAACATTCTCGACAACACTATCCGTGAACGAGAACAGAATCTGCGTGAACGTATTGCTAATGAATTGAATATAGATATTGAGGCTTAACCTCCATGCTAACCAGGCGTGACAAACGCTTCCTGCACAAAGCTGAACAGATGTCTCAACAAGCTGTTCATTACAAATTCAAGATTGGATGTGTCTTGACTAAAGGACGTAAGCTAGTATCATCTGGCTACAACACTCTAGCCAAAACACATCCTCTACAGAGCCATTACGCATCTCTTGTAGGAAAGCCTGATGCAATCTTCCTCCATGCGGAAATAGCTGCTATTGTAGAGGCGAAGTCTAAAGGGATTGATCTGACAGGGTGTGTTGCATATGTGTTTCGTAGAGGGCTTGGCGGTGATGTTCGTATGGCGAGGCCGTGTCCTATTTGCATGAAAGGGTTGAAAGATGTTGGTATAACGAGTATAGTGTATACGACAGACGAAGGTGTAGCTAAAGAGAGTATAGAGAGGTATTGATATGCGGAAGAAGTTTGGGGTAGCAACAAACGATGCGGACTACCCTATCAGTAAATATGAAAAGACAGGCAGTAAAAAGAAACAGATTTGGATATGCCCTTTTTACAGTAAATGGAATCAAATGTTGACTAGGTGTTATGGGACACCTCGCCTTTTAGAGTTCCCCTCTTACAAAGGAGCATATGTTTGTGAGGATTGGTTGCTTTTCTCGAATTTCAGATCGTGGATGGAGGGGGAGGATTGGGTGAACAAACATCTTGACAAAGATTTACTTGGTGATGGTAAGGAATACGCACCTGACAAGTGTGCTTTCCTGCATCCAAAGGTCAATACTTTCTTATGCGACAGTGCTAAGTCTAGAGGAGAATTCCCTCTCGGTGTCACTAAATCTGGCACATATTTTACATCAAGGTGCAACAACCCATTCACATCGAAGACAGAATATCTAGGTAGCTTCGACTGCCCTCCCGAAGCACACTTGGCATGGAAGAAACGTAAACATGAATTAGCTTGTCAATTGGCTGACTCGGACTACGTAGAAGATGAGCGTGTGGCACAAGCACTTCGTACGCGTTACTTATGAAAGGAGTAACCCAAAATGAGGTCATCACTAGAACTATGGGAAATTGAATCAATCCTCGAAGATCACTTTGACGAACACACTGTCAAACATCTTATGACCAAGATGGAATCTGAAGCAAACACTTGCCTGTGTTACACACATTGTTATTCAGAATGTTTGTGTGGGGCATGGGAACCAGAAGATGATGTTGATTTAGGAGACAATTATGAATGAACAAATCCTGACAGAACATGGCTACAAGGAATTTCCTAAGTCACCATTCTGTCCAGAATATGCCTCAAAAGCATTCCAGAAGTGTGTCAGGAGTGCTTTCGGTGACAAGCTATACTTCATCAACATATACAAATACGAAGCTGTGCCTGAACACAACTGTCCTGAGAGATATTCAGCCACAACACAGTTTAACTACAATGGACGTAAGCAAGATGAATTCATGGATATTACAATCAGCGGTGTTAGCGACATAAAGTGGCTTGAACTACACCTGCATAATATCTGGAAGCTAACTGCTGCTGACACCTATGAACGGAGGGATGATGAATGACAACAATTGTAATTGATTTTGCAAACAAGGTTGTGTACGCTGATAAACGCAGTACATGGACACAATGGAACAAGACGTTTCTCACAGATAATAAGAACCAGCAATGGGAGGGTTTATCTGACAAAACTTCAAAGATTAAGCACGGAGAGTTCGACTGTGGCAAACCTTTTGTGATTGTCGGGGCCGGTGATTCTAACCTCATCTCACAATTTGAATGTACATACCCAGACAGAGTTCCTGACCCGAAAGAAGTTGGCCAAGCTGTTATTTTTGTCATCGCTGAGCAAGGACACGGACTTCGTGTGACAGAATACACACCTGCCAAAAAGACTTGGTGGAGTAAGACCTGTTGGGAATACACCACTTACATTAAGTCACAAGGATTCTTGACGGCAGGTAGTGGTGGAGATTATGCCTATGGTGCTCTGATGGCTGGAGTAAGCCCTGATAAAGTGTTCGATGCTGTAGCACTATGCGATAAAGGTACTAGCTCAGAATTTGATAAATACACTTTTGGAGGAAATCAATGAAACACGTAGCAACAACTTCACCAGAAGATTATTTCCGCTATATCTGCACAGATGATGTAGCCAAGGAAATGTTTGAACAGTATTGCTCTGGGATGGAATCTGAGATAGAATTCTTGTCAGAACAAATCGATGAACAGACTCGTGACAAGATTATTATGCTCGAAGAGGAACTTTATGATCTGGGATGTCACGTTGAAGAGTTGGAAGATCAGGTCAGAGGTCTTGTTGAAGAACGTGATCAACTTGAATATAAACTGAATGAATTGGAGAAATGACTATGACCAAACAACCTTGGCAAGAAGATTTGGACAAAGCCCGTGACCATACTGCTAAAGCTATTGAATTGGTACAAAATAAGATTGACGAAGACGGATACGACCTGATGAGTTTGTCTGTATATGTAAACCTCTACAATGTGCATGAACTCGGTAAACGCAACCCTTCGTATATTGTAGAATGTATTGACTTAGACATGAATGTGAGTTGATATGACTAAAATCTATTTCAAAGAACAAGGCACACTTCGTATCCTAGAGATTACAGAGATTCTTGGCCACAACACGGTCTGTGATATTCTTAGACAAGAGAAGTACAAGCCGGATGATTGGCGTGTAATGTTGACTTACTGTTGAGGACATATGTAAACATGACACCTGAACAGAAAGGCTTGATCAAAGAATTCACCAGCTTGAGTCCAACACCAACATATGAATTGTATTTGCGATATTGTATGTTTCATGGTGTTCAGCCTGTAAGTCGGGAAGAGTTTGAGGAGATAAAGTGTGACAGCAACAATTGAAGTGTTGGATTCAATAATGGGGTCAGGGAAGACCACAGGAATTATTAAGTGGATGAGAGATAATCCACAGAATAAATATTTGTATGTGTCACCACTGCTTAGTGAGGTAGAGGAAAGGATTCCTGTTGAATGTGAGGAGCTGGAATTTGTAAGTCCGAGCACCATCAACCACAAGACAAAAGCAGACCACTTACTAGACTTACTGGAAGATGGTAGCAATATCTCTTTTACACACAGTCTGTTTACGTCCTTGACGAGGGAGCATTTGCGCTTAATTAATCGAGAACAGTATGTGTTAGTGATTGATGAGGAAATTGATTTCATAGACCAGTATCAAGGTAATGACTACAAGAAAGAGGATATTGTAACTCTTGAAAAGAGTGGTCACATTGTTGTGAGAGAAGATCAGCTTGGGCGTATTGAATGGACTTGGGATGAAGATAGTTTTGAGGATAAAAGCACATACGGTAAGTTGAAACGGATGTGTGACCTACAGATGTTGCATTGTGCTAAACGTAGCAGGGGTATGATTGTAGTACATCTTCCTATAGCATTGTTAGAAGCTGCTCAGAGAAACATTGTTATGACTTATATGTTCAAGGGTAGTATTATGAACAAATTTATGGAGATGCGAGGTGTCTCGATAAAAGACTTCACTGAAATACCTCTACTGAAAACAGAGGCACAAGTCAAATATGAAGCTAGTAATAAAATTGAGTTTATAGATACACCAAGCACAAGAAAAGTTGGCAATGTGAGTACAAGCAGGCTGACATCTAAATGGTATAAGGAGTCTGCAAACAGTGCCGATCTCAAGAAAGTAGAGAGTGCAATCTATTCTGTCTGTCGTAAATTCCAGAAAGATCAAGTGATATACACACTACCTAAACACTTAGTCTTACCTGATAAGGGTAAACCTAAGATTAAGATCAAGAGTTACTCTGCACAGGATTGCTATCTATACGCTGGAACAAAAGCAACAAACAAATATGTAGATAAGACTGTTATTATCCATGCTTTTAATAGACACCCTATAGTCCCAGTTAGTGCATATCTGACTGACTATGGGTTCCCTGTTAACCCTGATGATTTCGCACTATCCGAACTGGTTCAATTTGTCTGGAGAAGTGCTATCAGGAATGGCGATAAGATTTATCTGTGTATAATTCCTATCAGGATGCGTAGATTATTTGAAAAGTGGCTAGATGGTGACATCTAGTTGTGTGCAAACAGGTTGCGCAATTTACAAAAATTCTCAATAAAAAACAACAAGTTATAAGGGGTTCCCTTGAAATAAAAAGTAGAAAATTCTAGCCAAAGGGGAGGAAATACATACGTATTTATATTCCTCCCATCCTACCAAGACATACCTATCAAAATTTCTCACCAACACCACTTGCAACAGCCTTCTTCATGTGTCACACTACACCTATCGTAATAAATGATTTGGAGGCAAGTATGGATAAGAATCGTGTGTATTGGGTATGGCAAGGTGGTAAACAAGTTATGATCTATTTTGACACATATGTTGGTGACTGGTGTGCTGTGGTTAATAATTCTGGCAGGACTGTTTGAAGGAGGAGTATATGTCTAAGAAATTCTATGCTGTAAATCGAGCTACAGGTGAACGGTGGAAACCTTCAACCTCATTTGGTAGGAAACACGGTGAAAGAGGTTTTTATCATTTCTTGGTTATGTACGACTCGGGGCTGCTTGCGGAGGTTGAAATGGATTCTACGTATCAACGGATCACCTCATTAGATACTTCTGTTTGGAAGTTGTGAACAAGATGGAGGACAAACTATGAACAAATCTGTCTCACTTAAAGACTTAGAACATGACACACGACTACTAAATGAACTTGTAGAATACTTAGACATTGAGACTTATGGTGATGTGAGTCCTGTGGAGTATCTTCGTCAAGTTATACAAGAGATTGGAAGACAGCGGAGAATCAATTTTGCGAAACGTATCTTGAAGCAGGAGGTTGGAAATAAATGAACGCAGATACCCTTGTAATGAAAGCAGCAGGATTTGCTAATAAAGCTCATGCTGGACAGAAGTATGGTGATGGAGATTACTATCAAAATCATCTTGTCCAAGTAGCACATACGTATACTAAGAAGTTTGGTTACGACTCTGTTGGTGTTGCTGTGTGTTATTTACATGATGTTATTGAGGATACTTGTGAATCATACGAAGCAATTAAATATCTTTTTGGTGACGACATTGCATACTATTGTTATGAACTGACTAAACAGACAGGTCAAACTTATGAGGACTATACGACCGCACTATCTAATATACAATTGTGTGCCAGAGTTAAATGGGCAGACTCTTATGTAAATCTTCAGAAGTGTATTGAGACAGAACAATGGGGACGGGACAGAAGTATCTTAAAATCTTGATTATCTGAAGGATTATACTTAATGGGAAATATTTGTGAAATTGACATAGCACTGCTAATTATGGCTATATTCTTTGCGGGGATTTTTGTTTGGATGGTGTTACAACATAACAAGCTGTTTGATGAGTATGGTAAAGCTGTGCGTGAAAAACAGTCTGCCGAAAGACGCCTGTCTGCGATTTGTAAACTAAGAGGTTTGGCTAAGGAGGATTTTGAGTGAACCTACACATACACAATTTTAGACACAATTCACCAAAAGACATTGGTGACATAATTACATCTATACATTACGACCAAGACCCTTCAGGAATCGTCCGTATACGATTCACCACTAAGGATAAATATTATTCTGTTGATGTTGAGTGGTCTGCACACACTCCTGACTACAAAGGTCGAGGTATAGAGTTTATGCCATATATTTATGATGGCAACTCTTACTTAGATCCATATGACACAGATTGTGACAAGAGTCTATATTACGACCATCCTGATTGGTGGATGCTTAAACTTGTGTTAGAGACAGATAAGTATTATGAAAGTAAGGTGATTGCATTGAAACATGAATACTTGTGGGTGTTGACTCCACAGGATATTGTGTTCGGGAGCTATGACAAGATGAAACCTTTAACCATTCTGTAGACAAAGAAAAGCCCAGACAGTCCGTTAAGACCATCTGGGCTACACATTCCATTAAGGATCATCCTTCCTACGTCTTGGACACAACTTACCTTCCGTATCCACACACTTCCATTTAAGCCATACTTCTAATCCAAGCAAGAAAAAGAAATGTGCAAAAGCATTCGCTATATCATATATGGACCATAACATTGCATGAGATGGCTCAACAACACTATCATAGTTAGCTATGATCCAATCCACTTGCAAGTAGGAAAAGGCACAAGCCATAACAATCAACGAGGACAGGTAGCAATAAATAACCCAGCCAATACCATCCCTGTGTTGGCAATTCTTAACAGAGGGAATTAGATAGATTGCTTTAGCCAATATGATGATGTAAAAAGATAATGTTATCCAATGTATTGTTTCTAATACACATAGATTCATGTCCCCCACCTTGGCTTATGAGCCTATATTGGCGAGGTATGCTACAAACATGATTAGAGCAGCACTACCAACAGTTGTGCCTAACCAAACAAGAGCTTTACCAAGCAGTTTGTTATTATTGACATCTATTTCCATTGTGCGAATACGTGGCTCAAGATCCTTTAGCTCTTTAATGATGCTGGACATTTGGGCAATATTCTCAGTTAGTAGGCGTGTTGATATCACCAGTTGTTGTGTAGAATCCAACAGCTTATCATGCTGTGTTTCCAGCTTAGATACACGCCTGTGTAAGTCATCCCCTCCTTCCACAAGACCTCCTTATTTATGTTTTAATACGTCAACTAAACCGTTATGTCTGATCCTACATTCGTGATAGAATTCAGACCATTCTTTCATCATAAGCACCCAGCCAGCACCTGTTGGCTCATAGTCTGATGGCAATACTTCTGGACACTTAACTAACAAAGATTCTTGACTAACCTCTGGATTGATCTGTGTCTGGGTAGAACACCCCGCTACAAGGCCCAAGAAGGTGGCTACGAGGAGAGTTCGGAGAATACCAGTACGTTTGGGTAGGTTCATTCTGAAACGCCTCCAGCATACCTTCTAAGAAGCTTTAGGCCGTCTTCATCCAAACATTGAATGTTGTAGACAGGTTTCTCTACAATGCGTACACGTTCGCGTTCAAGAACACGCTCGTTAGCTTTTAGTTCAGATAGCTTCTGTTCAACAATCTCAGCTACAGATGATTCACGAGACAACCATTCTTGCATGATCTTCTGTTGATTGATTAGTTCGGATAGTTGCTCGGAATCATTCTTGTAAGAGCTGTATTTGTATCCAACAAAGAATGATGACAGAATTAGACCAAGTATGAATAATACACGCCATCGTTTAAGGATTAATTGTAGCATCATTCGTCTCCAGATTTATTGCCTGAATTTACATACAAACCAAACCAGCCAGCAGATGCTCCCCAGACAACTGAAACAAATGCTGACTGTGCTGATGTTGGGTCAGGGAGTGACATAAACCAAACAGCTATGTCCCAGCACATATAGCCATATAAGAGGACAAGGAGTCTTGGTACAATACGCCATTTGTTGAGTTGTTCTGGGGAGAGTTTCATAGACTTACTCTGCCTCACCATTCGTAGTTTTATGATGTTACAATGTTAGTAGGTACCGCATAAATCCCCCATCACTCAAGTGCATCCTTTGGCAGCTCGTCTACAGACAGTAATATATCCGTTCCAAGTTTATCCCACGCGCGCTGTGCCACTACTCGATCTGCTAATTCTTCTGCGTGAGATGATGCGGCAGGCAAGCCATAGCCTTGTGCAGCAATCACCGATGGCTTGCACACCGCCGATACTACGCCGTATAGGCTACCACCAGCGTCTTGATATGCGGCGTTTCTGAAGGTATTAATATCGGCGGCAGACTCACCCAATGACCAGAGCCAGATTATTCGCGGAGTTTATCAGCGATTCAGGGCACGCTATTGTAACTCTGTGATTATATTCAGTGATCATAAACCCGCCAGCATATTCAAATATTGCGTTAGCACGATATTTTCATTTGCCGTTAGCATTCTGTCTAATACTACGATGCAATAGAAATCGCTGTTGATCGTTAGCGTTCCAGATGATAAATCTACTGGGTACGTTATATCTGCACCCGTTGATTTTGCAATTGCAACAGTTGCTGATGATATTGACGGTAACGACACGTCTATATAATCATCTACTCCATCAAATGAAATCCATCGCAAATCAGATTCTTGTCGATAATTTGGACGATACGCACTAACAGTTTGGTAAGCGTAGTTCTCTGATATTTCTACAGCAGTGACATTATCAATAAATGATGTTGCGCCAATTGCGCTTGATAACGAGTCATTTAGCCCAACATACATCGTAGTGTCAGTGGCCAAAACCTTAATAGAAACAGTAACCGGAGTTAAGGAAGATACACCAGTGCTGGGCACGCCAGACCCTAGATTTGCGTTAGCACTACCAACCAAAAAAACATTTGCTGTAGTTGTACCTCTCCAAATGGCAGCAGTAACTTTATATAATTTACCGACAGTACATGAGATTGGAGTACTAACTCGCTGTGTTGTACCTGCCACACCAGCCACCAACTTCAAAGTCCCATTTTCCCAGGCTGTTGACGCACCTAGCTGGGCTGTCCATCCGCTGACATCACTCTCAAACGTACCATTAGTCACTAAATTCTGCCCCAGCGCGTATCCCTGTGATTTATCCAACACTAACCCTACAGGATCACCATCAGTTGTTACTGGAATAGTACCAGCTGAGTCTTGATACAGCGTTGAAATATCCCGTGGCTCCAGCCATGCGCCTACCTCTCCGTTCCGGAACAGCTGATCAGCGAGCCAGGCACGTGCAGCGCCAATGCCTGCCGGTTTGATGAGCGGTTTCAGCATCGAGCTCATTACGCCACCCCGCTACATGTGAATTCGACACCCGCGACATCGGCGCGGGCCTGCAGCGTCTGTGTGCCTGTGATATTGAGCGAGCGCGCATCGAGCACCGCGCTTTCGCTGCTCGCGAGCGTGTGTGTGGGCAGGATGGTAGACAGCGTGGTTCCGGAATCCTGCAGACGCAGTTCGACAACGGCATCGCCGGCGCCCGTGTTGGCGATGATCAGCGCGGCGATGGTGGCTGGTTCTGCGATGATATCGGTCCAGGTATTCGCGGTGTAGCTGTTCAGCGTCCAGTTTTTAGTTGTAAGAGCCATGATTAAACCCCCTGCCAAAGTAGTATGTTAGTGTCGTCTGCGATGATGCCTTGCGCGGCTGTAGCAAAATTAGTTGTATCAACATACGCAGCAGGCCCGAGATCGGCGTTTGTCGGAACTTCAGTCGGAGCTGTGCCGAGATTCGCCAGAGCAGCACTTCCTAGCTGATCTACAGTCAAAGTACCAAGCTGCCAGTTAGCGGCACCAATAGTATTATCTGTACATAGCCAGATTTCGCCAGTGGTTGTGTTCAACCATTTTGACAAGACTTCATAACCAGCACTACTGTCGTCAGTTACGGTCGGGTCAGTTGTTGCAGATAAGTTGTCGAAACGTTTTGGTTCGTAGTTTACGTCGCCTTCCACTTCAGTTAGGTATTGTGGGTGTGGGTCAGAATCCGCAACGTGATTAGCAACAGCAACACTGCCCGAGTCGGATACCCAAACAGATCCGTCGAATGTCCATACTTGGGCATTGTATACAACTAAGGATGCGTCATAAAAATGCCATAAGCCGTCAAGGTATCTGGCAAGTTTATTGTCTTGTCCTGACCAGTCCCCAGTAGCACCAACACCCACGATATGCCTTTCACCTTCAACACCAACTGGCGGAGTTGTCTGCAAGAGGCTTACAACCATGACTTGTGTCAAAGCATCCACTATATTCAATGATAGGTTCAGTCCCGCTGCCGGATCAATGGTATTCTCCGGTACGAATGGGATTTTGTTGTTTATTGTTTCACTCATATAATTATACTCGCTCTTGGGCCTTCGCCTGTAAATTGGTTAAGCTGACATACTTCAATCGTCACAGTTCCTCCCGTATTAGTGATAGTGAGTCCTTCAGTAAGTTGGTCTGGTTGTGCAACTCCATTAATGTATACACGGAATCCTCGCCAATGTTGCGACTGACTGACATTTCCGCCAGAACCAATACGACCAACACCTTGCCATGTAATAATTATATCTGTACCAGACTTTGTTGCTGTCAGATACGCAGGCGCACGTTCTAGTTGTGAATTACCGTAGAATGTTTGTGTCTGGATAGAGGAAGTGATATTAGATCCAGCAGATGTTGCACGTAAGGTTAGATCACGATTCAGAAGGTATGTTTCGGCAGTTTCTTTAGCTAGATTAGCTATTCTAAGAAGTACAAACCGCTCCCCCTTCAAATGTGTGACAACATCGGTTCCTTTACGCCCCCGTAAGAAATAATCTAGTTCCCATAATCCGGGTTCAATCTCCACAGCATTACCGAAGTTAATTAACTCATCACCAATTATACAAAGGTTCTTACGATTCATCATTTCTGTAAGAGTGGCTTCTTCTAAGTATAGTTCCGACTTAATCAATTTCACTCGACATTTATTAACAGTATCTGGATAATATAGACTGCCTTCTAATAAGTCTGTTGCTAAATAGCCAATCGTACTTGGTGCAACAGATGAGTCTGAATCAATGTAGTTAGCGCCTCCGTCAAGAGATAAATCGACAACAGTACCTGACCAGTTTGTATAACCATTAACAGCGTTATAGAACATTAATCTGTCGTCAGAATCTGACAAGATAGGTATATCTAAGAATTCATAGACAGAAGGTCCGACAGTATTTGTGGTAGCTGGATCTTGTACAGGAATCGGTACACCAGAAGCCGTACTAGTAAATGCTGACGCCCTATCAACTATTGCTGTATACTTTTGTTTACCATCATCTAGTTCAACTTCTGTAACACGCAGTCTTTTTCCATTGATCTTAATTACTGTTCCTACGACAATTCCAATATAGCTATCTGGAAGAGAGAATTCATATTCACCCTTCTGTTCTTCAATCAATACTTTATGACTAATGACTACAAGTTGTTTTGCCTGATCTGCCGACAACATAACTGTTGTCTCTTTAGTTTCTTCATCCGTTGTTCTTATATCAAGACTTCTATCAGAAGATTGTTTCCCAAGTGTTAAGGCGCCATCAATATCATAATATTCAAGATTTAATACACGAGGAATCTCGATAGTATCTTTTCGAGTCATAGTCTCTAAGGTATTTTTCTCGTCAACAATATCGTCAACAGGAATCTCAGCTTCAATATTTCCACCACGTTTTATGAAGTTAAGTACACCATCATAGTTGCAAGTATCAAACTGGAATAATGTCTGTAACTCTTCGATAGCCGTATAGGCGTCATTATCTGCTGTAGCAAATGTACCGTAAAGATATGTCCTATCCTGTTGTAGGCTAGATAGGTTGATTGTATTTTCAGGTAATCCAGCTCTTGCACATATCTCGGCAATTACTTCATCAAGAGGCCATTGCACATCATCTACAGCAAAGAATTCTGTATATTCATAGGATAATGCACATGCTGTGATGTCCAAGTCTGCTGGGTCATTGATAGCAGTAACTTTTATAAGATCATCAAATAATGAAGCCGTTACCGAAAAGGAGTCCGATGAATTGTTCACGCTCACATTAAGCGAACCGGAGGTAACGGAAATTGTAATAACGTTGCCTGTCGATTTTATATCTGATGTACTTATGGAAACTTGGTGTGTATCTTCAGATGTGCCATCATAAAAGACTACTTCTGTTGAGTATTTCTTTTTAAGAAAGAATCGTCTTTTAATAACGGGTGTAAGTTGTATCCATGCACCTGACGCAAATTCAAACTTATATTTTGTCGAGGATGTTCCTGAAGAATAACCTTCAACAAAATCAGTTACATCCTTGTAGTCTAATTCTAATTTAAGACTGCCTACACGAAATCTGTTAAAACCACTGTCAATAGATACGTCCTTGGTAGCAGTCCCATCGACACTACCAGACTCCATACATCCAGCTACAAATACAAGAGAATTAATTGGTGATACAGTCCATCCTGCTGAACTAAAGAAGTCTGGTAGTTCTGTCATATCATCCTCTACTAATTAACCACTGCAAACGATGCCCGTCGGTCATTCCTACTTTTTCTATCCCAACAATAGGTCCAGCATCTAATTGCCGCTCAGTCTGGAAATGATCACGTTGTTGCCGATAGTACAAAGCACCATCAGATTTCACATACGTAAAGATTATATCCGAACGAGCATTCTGCGTTGGACGTTTATCATCAAGAGTGAGTTTAGGAGTGATTAGTTTCTCTCCAAAATCCCACTCTTCAATTTGCCCAGTCAGAGTGTCATACCAATAGAAATAGGTATTTTCTAATTGATTATATACATAATGTAGGTTGGCATTCTGGTCAAAAGCTATGCTGATATCAGTCAGACCTAAACCAGAGACAAGTGCGTATTCAGTAGTATTTGGCGCAGAGATAAGCACCTGATTACTGACGATACGTGCTCTCCACATTTGATATTTTAAACCTTCTGTAGGATCTTGCAGTGCAATAGGTCCATCCTCGTAGTCGATAACACGAGTAATTGGTTGCGCAGCAGCTCCTGTAAAAGTTCCTATCACGGTGGTGGTTGACAGTTCATCTTGAGGAAGTGCCATTAGATACGTCCCCACTTGATTGTATAAGTGATAGAGAGTGTGTCAGTATCTTCTTTAGGGATTGCTGGGTCAAATTGAATTTGATACATACCAAAACCCCTTATAATATATAGTGATCTAACACCACCAGCAAAGTTTGCTTGAGATATGCTGAAGGATGTAGTTGCTACAGATTCATATGAACCCGGAACATATGGCTGTATTGTTGGTATTGTGTTTGTGTCAACTATTCCAGAGGGGACACTTGTAACACTCCCTATATCACCAGATGCATGTCTATCGTCATGACCAGTCGAAGTAAAGTTAATATAAGCGTATGGAATATATGATGACACCCAGTCGATACTATTCGCTGAGGCTGTCCTAAAAATCCAATCGTAACTTCCACCCTTACTTCCTGTAAAAACTACCGTCCCTATGTCATCAGTTAATTTTGGGTATACACGTATCTCATAATCTACAGTTAATAACTCATTACTCAAGATGGTGATAGATGTTGGATTACCGAACTCGTCTAAAATTAATGCTCTGCTGAAAAGAGCATTACCTACCCAACCAATACCAATTTCTGAGATATTTCCAGCAGCAACACCTTGTCCAAAAGCATATGTCTTTTTGCGCCACCAGTAATAAGGAGACACGCCATTGTTGCCATAAGTACCATTGCTGCTATCATATACACTTGCAATTTGACTTTGTAATGTGGTGTCTGTGACAGCAGGTGTTGCATTCCCACTTCCAACATAACAGTAGTAGAGATAATCTCCGTTGGTAGCAATCCTGTCTAATCCTTGGTTAAGAATCAGGTTCTTGAACTCCCATTGCCCATTTTGTTCACCATTCTCATCGAACTTTTTAATTGTAAAATATCCAGCCATTCCGACTGATTGTTCTGTCTTAATATTAGGCACTATCTAATACTCCTGCATCTACAGAACCACCTTTTGTCTCAAATGATTCTGGATCTATTGAATAAGTTATATAACCGACTACTTTGTCAAGATTCCCTGAAACAACATCGCCACCTTTTGTCTCAAAGGATTCGTTACCTATAGAATATGAACTGTATATTACTGTCTGATTTAATACGCCAGCTTCTACAGAACCACCTTTTGTCTCAAAGGATTCGTTACTCATTGAGTAGCTGCCTTTCTGATCTAATACACCAGCATCTACAGAACCACCTTTTGTCTCAAAGGATTCTATACGATCACCTATTGTAAAGCCTTTGTCGACAGAACCACCACCAGCGGATATCTCTTCAAGACTGTATATAGCATAAGGTTGGCTAGTAACTTCTTCTGGGATATACTCTTTGGATGTTAAGTAGTCACGATTTGTGTTACGTTGTACTTCAAAACGATATTCTGGAACAAGTCCACCAAAAGATGTGAGGTCATCTTCTGTAACAACCATATAGCAAGTACCTCTGTATGCAGGTACTTCCCCAACACCCCATACAGACTCTAATGTTGGGTCTGGTAATTGGTCCCATCCTCCGAGATAGAATGTAGCTATCTCAGTAAATGCTTCGTTATTATCATCGCCCCATTCGTTACCCCGAGCATCATACACAAGTTCTTCATTGCGCCATACCCGTACAATATCTGAGATTGGTCCTTCACAAATACGGATAGCATAACTTCGGTAGACACGTTCTTCGTATTGAATTGTAGTAGAACCTCCTCCACCACCTTTACCACCAACAGTTGTTCTACCAACTTCTACCATGCGTTTAATAGCTGGAGATGTATGAATGACATTCCCTGCGATAGGTCTTACACGCCCCCATATAATAGGGCGAGGGGATGCTTCTTTAGCAGTCTGATTGGATAGTTCACCAAGTCTTGAGTAGGTTCGGGTAGTTTGTTTTCCGCCACCAAATAGGAATCCTAAAATCATGGTCTATATACCCCGACAATAAGTTTCCTCCATTTATCATCAAGGCGATGTTCTGCTACATTCCACGTACTATGCGCGTGAATTAAAGAAAGTCCGCCATGAACGTAGTCTCCAAGAATTGCTACATGACTTGGTGCTGGCATATTGGGCCATTGCATAATAACTACATCACCCGGCAACCATTCTCCGGAGATGGCTTCTCCGAAATGATCTTCCATTTCTTTTTGCAGACCGTCATTCCACGGCTCTCGTCCATAGTTTGTTCTGTCACGCATTTCTATTCCGGCGTGTTGCATAGATAATACCATGATTCCGATACAATCTACAGCCCATTCTTTTCTTCCACGATGACGCCATTTAGCGCCTATCATTGAGCGAGCTTTCTCTAGGATTTTCTGTTGTTTTTCTGTCATTCAACACCATCCCCTACCGGAATATACGGCTCACCTTTAAAGTTCAAAAGATTGTTATAGCGACTCTTACATGTTGTATGAACTTTGTCACAATCTTGTCTGATTCGAAATTCATCTCCTACTTCAATCGGATAAGGAGTATCCTCAAGAAGTGCTATTGTACCGTCAGTATAAGTCTCAATCTGGTACAGACGATTCCGCGTAGAGTTGTTACCAGTGATCCATTGAATACGTCCGGGAACAGGTATTGGAGTAATTCCGGTAGCAGTCGAATCAAAGAATCGATTAGGTTCTTCCGCATCAACAATGGTAACAGTAGCATTTATCCAAAGAGACTCCGCATCATACCCGCAACCATATTGCCCTTCCAGAGGATTGCCAAAGGTAGCTCGGCAAGTACGGCTATCAAGAGTCCCTATTGTTTGCCGAAGTCTCATGGCAAAACTTACTAGCTCAACAGTTACTGACATTTCATTCTCGACAGTAACTCGTCCAGTATCTCCCGAGTCGAGAAGTACATGTCCCATTGTTAAGTCACGATAGTTGACAAGATATAGTGACCATGTAGCATCATCTAAATCCCCAGCAACAGCGGATCGGACAGTAATTCCTTCGATCTCATCGTCAGCAACAAGGCTGAACGATTCAGCATTATCTACAGAGAGTCCAGCATCAGTTGCTATAACACTGTTGTCTATACCTGTCACAGATCGGTATAACACCCCATTATAGAATACATCCTTGTCTAAAGATGCCATACCTAAAGTACGACCATCCTGTAAATCAATACGTAGTAACCGACAAGTTGTTGTAACGTCTCCGTCAAGGTGTGCTTGAAGAGCTGGTGGAACATACCTCATATACGTATCTCCACCAAATCAACATCAGCAGATAATAGAAACCCACCAGATGTACTGTAGATAGGTTCTACGTCAAGTCTGTCAGAAGAGAATCTAACAGGTACGTCAAACTCTCCTGACCAAGTGATACTAGAACCATTTGTGGCAGTAAATGTTACGATGCCTGTCTCAGGATCAAGTATGTAAGGAATTGAGACTCCATTCTCATAGACTGTGATATACCCGTCTACAGGTTTAGTGATGGTACGAATATGTTCAAGAGGTCCAAACAGATACTTCTTGGTTAGTTGTAACTCTTGTTCAGATCCAGTACCTACACCAATAAATTCATCTGTAGCTTCATAGTCAGACCAGTCTTTGAATCGAAACCCAACAGCAGCGCCCATACACGACATATGAGCATCGATTACTACTTTATGATCTTCTGGTTCGAGTAGTTCATAAAGAACAGAATACTGACCAAGGGGCGCTGCCCAATCTGCATTACGACGTTCCCGCCCAGATTTTAATGTAACAATCCTTGTATTAAACTCTCGTCCGAATTGAGAGCCATAACTCACTTTGTCCAGTATTCGTTCTTCAATAAACATTATCGTCCAAACCTCGCTTCGGATAATCTCTGCTTACGTGCAGTTGCTGAAGCAATCTGATTAGCAGTTCTATTATCAACATTTCCTGTTACATTTATTGTCTGGTTGACAGAGACTTTACCAGATGTGGTTTGCACACCTTCTCCGCCCATACCCGCTTCGATTCGAGAAAGTGTCCGGTCTAGTTTTGCTGAAGTGTTGGCTGTGGTAACACGCTCACCCTTCTCAAGCAACCATGTTCCGGTTTGTGGAATGGAGTCGATACCATCGTGTGCCATTGCCATCGGCATGGCTACGTTCTGAACGATTGATGTTAATACACCCGTCTTGGCTGCTGTGATCGCAACTGCTGGTAGGTTGAACGGGAAAGGTGCAGACGCCCACGCCTTAGACAACGCCTCCGCATTACTCATAATAACACTTGCTACAGCATACCCTTTTTGCATGGCAAACAGTGCCTTATAGGCAAGCGATTGTTCGCCAGCAAAAGCCCCAACAAGGGCACCCATTTCCCCATACAGGGTCGAGTAGGTCGATAACTGGCTACCGACCATCGCATTGTTGAGTGCATTGGTCCTCTCCATATACATTGCGTCCAGTTCGGACTTCCTAGACAAATAACCCTCGTGTAATTCAAGACGGAGTTCGTCTTGCTTCACTTGCTCCTTATACCAATTGTCTAGGGTATTCCGCTCCCCCTCAATCGGGTCTTTTTGAATCATGCCGCTCACTTCCGGCGGCTCTGCAATACCCATTTGGTTTGATAGGGTGTCTTGTAAGTTAGCATAAGCAAGTTGAACCAACCTAGTCTTCTCTACCTGATCACCTTGTGCATTGATAATCTTGGTAACCATCTGGTTATATGTATCATAAGCAGATTGTGTTCCAAGTAATTCGTTGCGAATGGTCTGCATCGGAGTGGCAAATTCCTTACTGGCACTTGTTGCATCCTGTACAGCTTTCGTATATCGTTGTTCAATCGCATCCGCAAGTTTTCTATAGAGAGGGTCACTCTTAGACACTTCCTTATTAATAATCTCCATTGCATCTTGTTTATCGCGCAATGCAGCGTAAGTAGGATCAAGAGATTTGCGCAGAGAGTCTAGGTCGGATTTCCAGTCGCGGGTTGATGATGATGTAGCATCCAACTTAGTAACCCACTGTCCAAGTAACTTAGCTTGCTCGATAAGTTGTATATACTGCTCCTCCCCTAGATTTATCCCTTCCTTAGCAGCTAAAGCGTAGGCATCCATTAAGAATCTCTGTTGCACTAGCTGGGCATTGGTGAGCTTTCTAGCCTCTTGCTCCTTATAGAGTGTCGAAATCAATTCACCTGTCTTTAGATTAACGCTCTTTAGACTGGACTCATATTTACCTTCTAGGTCAATGTTGTATATGATCGTGTCTCGTAGGAAATTCCTTGCTTCTGTGTGCTGTAAAATAATACCCTTCAATGCTTGCATTTGTGCAGACACTTGCTTCAATTTCGCTTGGGTGCGTTTTAGCCCACCAGAAGGTATGATCTCCCCTTCGTACATAGTTTGCAATTTCAACAGACGATCATGTTCTAACCCAAGATTGTGAAGCTTTGCCCTTAAAGGAGAAATTTTGCTAGATATTTCCTCGTATTTAGCTTCAGCTTGTTCAGTATTAAAAGCACGCATCTCTGGGAGCAGTGCTTCATATGACATCTTTAGATTACGCTGCTCTGCTTGAAGTTGGCGTGTTCTCTCAATAAGGAGCCGTTGCTTAACCTCCTGTTTTGTCAATCCATAAGTGAATGTTGCAACAACTGCACCCAGCGCAATCATTGCTGCACCAACAGTGCCGAGTGACACGGTAAGTGCGGCCAAGCCGAATGCACCGACGACACCAATGAATGCTGCAACAGCCGCACCCGCACCGGCAATCTCCTCTTTAAATCCTCCAAGCGACTCTGCCACATCTGTGATACCCTCTGCAAGACTACCACTACCACCAAACGCCCTGTCTATCTCACCAAATGTAACCATTACTGAGTCGCGTAGTGCTTGTAGGCTCTGACTGACAGTGCGTGTAGCTCGTCCGAACTGCTCATCAATACCATCAGACATCAACAAGATACCTTCGAGAAGCATCTCTGTACTAAATCGTCCTTCTGTCGCTAAACGCTTCAAGTTGCCCAATGTAGCGTTGATACTTGGATCAACCTTGTTCAAAGCATCTGCCATCAACTGGGCAACGGCTGGTGTCTGTTCAATAATAGAGTTAAGTTCTTGTGCTGATGCTTGGAAGTCACCAGACAATGCTTGTGAGAACTGTAGTAACGCACCTTCAGCACCTTGGGCAGATGCACCGGACATAGCAACAGCTTTAGATACGGATTCAGTGATACGTAACAGATCCTTGTTCTGGAAAGACATATCCTTTGTAACACGAATCATCTTCGCATACACATCCATTGTGGTGTCTAGTGCAGTACGTGACTCAATAGACACATTCAGGAGTTCCCTTGTGGCTTGTGTCAAATCAACTGTACCGCCCGTTACAACAGCAAGCCTGTTCTGAACACCCGTGTAAGCATCTGCAATCCGTACAGCTTCGGCAGCAATGTACCCAAAGGAATATGCACCAAATGCACCACCTATTGCTAATACAGCACTGCGTAGCCTATCCGCACTTAGACTAATTTTCTTCTGAGCGTCATCTAGACCAAGGATTTCACGTCTACGTTTCTGAATGGCAGCGTTGTTACGAATCAGGTCAGCATATTCTTTGGTGTAGGTTTGGGCAAGACGTGCTTGAGATTGTGCCAGTTGTTTTTGTAGAGAAACAGATTCACGTTGTTTTACATTCTTCTGAGCTAAACCCTTCTCATAAAGTGCGGCTTGAACTTTACTAGACTGATATTGTTTGCTCAGTTCATTCTCAGCTTTAGAAAGCTTCTGTGCAGGTGTGAGTGCCTGTACTAATGATTTCTGATAGGCTTCTACCTGCCGAGCTGTTTCCCTCGTTTGAACCAAGTGCTTATATTGTGCGCTATCTAAATCCTTTAGACGCTGTTCCCAAAACTCAGCAGAGTTGGCGGCATTTTTCATAGCCCGTGCTGTGGCATCAACACCTCTTGTACTTCCACCCGAACCGCCAGACATTCCCACAATATCAAGACTGGTGAGAGTTCTCTGCAATTTATCTGCTACCGATTGGATACTTTTAAGAGATTGCTTGATCTTCTCTGCACCAGTCTTAGCTTTAGCTGTATCAATTATAAACGATAATCTTTTTTCACTCATGTGAGGTAGTCCCTAAATAAAAAAGAGGGACATCTCATTTACGAGAAGCCCCTCTGGTTTTACTTTTCTGCTTTGAATGTATGTGATCTAAATACACATTATCCAACTCGCAGATTATATAACAGAAGGTATGCAGATCATCTTCTATCGTACCGATTGTTAAAGCATAGTTGGTTATTTCAGAGAGTGGGATACTACCTACTGACTCTTGAACAATCCGCCTAGAATTGCTAAGCAGGAAGAATGTCTCAATATACCAAGATGATACTAGATCTAGGTCTGGCTTCTCAGCGAGGGCTTGTGGCATCTCACCAGTCTTCTCATATTTTGCTTCTAATAATCCTAAAGAAGACCCCCATTTAAGATTCCATTTCAGAACATCCGTTACTTTTTTACAGTCTCTTCGATGGCTTCACGCTTAAAGTTGTCAAGCTGTTCAGAGTATTCTGCAACAAACTCACGTAGCTCATAGTTCTCTTTGAGGACGGTCTTGGCATTATCCACACTGTAAGTTAGTTCAACCACCTTACCAGTAGACTCGTCAATACGACCAACACCTTCCCAGTCAAGGAGCAATCCCTCAGCCATTGCCGCACAAAGCAGCGATTCATTCTGTTCTGGGGTGAGTGTGTTGTTCTTAATCTGTTTTGAGTAGGGCTTCATCAGACGATTGATTGCACCAATATACTTCTCAGAACGCTGAGATGCAATCTTGAATCGAGCACCGCCGAAATCAACCCACTCCCCATTTACTTTTTTGTTTTCATCAAAAGCATTTGCAATAAACATATTTTAAATCTCCGTTCGTGTAGTTCGTGTTAAGATTAAAATGACCACCGACAACCCACGAACAAAATTGAAGGCGGTCAAACTTTTTATGGTGTAGCAGTAATTACTAGGGATGAATTTTCTGTTTCGTCATACAGAGCTGTGAACTCTGCTGAGAACATGATGTCTTGATCTAGACCACCACTTTGCGGGGCGTCCCCAGACAGTTTTGCATTGGGGATTAGAAACGTATAACTGCTAGTGCCATCTGATACGGTGTATTCAAGACTGATTGAACTATTAGTAAGAGCCTTCTGATATAGTGCAAAAGAATCAGCAGATAGATACATTTCAATAGTTCCGGTTACAGATGCGGTACCTTTCTTCTGGTCTTTAGGTGAGTCTTTACCAATGCAGGTAATCTCACGCAGAGCATTGTCAAGAGTAATCTCAAGACTGTTGATACAAATGTCTGTGGTTACGCCGTCAATCTTAACAGTGCCTACATCAGATGAAGCATTCATCACTTCAGTTGTAGGAGCATCATTTGTTGAACCTGTTCCGACAAGAGAACTTGCGGGAGTGTCAGCACCAGCCCCAGCGAAGGTGAATGAGCCTGTTAGAATTTCACCATACGCCATACTCAGTGACATAGCACCTACGCGCATACCAGAGAAGGTAGCAAACTTAGCAATGTCACCAAACTCTTTCTCGATAGAATAGGAAGAATCATCCAGACCAATCTTAATCTGGCGACTACCTACTGAAGGAGTATCTGCTTCCCAAGTTGAGCACATAGCTGATTCAATAAAATCATCAAAGCTCGCTGCCGAGAATTCAAAGCTAATATCTCCACCAACAGTCATACCAACTTTAGGCATATCGCTAGTCATACGGTCTGTACGAATTTCTGAGCTAGTAGTTGTAGTAGGAGTTGCTGAAAGAGTTTCAGAAGTGTAACGTACAGTATTCCATGTGCCGTTAGTAGGAGTTGTGTCGTAAACTACTTCAGGAATATACCGAAGCACTACGCGATTTGATTCACTCATTGTGTATCCTCTAAATATTGTTTATGTAACTACGAAAGGTACGGTTACTAGCGCAAATGAAATTTCGCCAGTTTTCTTATCTACGATATCGCTTGTATCGACACTTCCTGCACGAGTAACTACGGCAGAGTTATTCAGACGTTTACGTTCGAGAGATGACAACACAGAATCAATGATTTCGTATACACGCTTTGTACCTAAAGATTGTGGAGAAGCGTGTATACGTTTAACAT